AAATTAGAACAAGGGGAAATCCCTTGGAAAAAACCTTGGAAATCAATTCAGTTTGGTTATCCTCAGAATTTTATAAGTAAAAAAGTTTACAAAGGTTGTAATTTCTTTGAAGCATTATTTGAAGATAGAGCTACACCTTATTGGCTTACTTATAAACAAGCTAAAGAATTAGGTGGACAAGTTAAAAGAGGTGAACAGGGTATTCCAATTATCTACTTTAATCTATTAAAGAAAAAAGATGATAAAGGAAAGGAATACACAATCCCTTTAGTTAAGAAATCTACTGTATTCAACTTAGAGCAAATTGAAGGTATTGAAAATCCTTTTGCTGAAGAAAAGAAAAAGTTTGAAGAAGAAAATCTTATTGATTTTAACCCTATTGAAAGTTGTGAGGAACTACTAACTACGTTTGTAGATAAAGTAGCACCTTATAGACACGATGATGGACAGAGAGCTTTTTATAGACCTGGAGCAGACACGATAACAATGCCTAATCAAAACTTTTTCCATAAACCTGAAGGTTATTATGGTACATTATTTCATGAAATGGCTCATTCTACAGGACATTCTGATAGATTGGACAGAAATGGAATAATTGGACATCATAAAAAGGGTAGTAAAGGTTATGCTCGTGAAGAATTAGTAGCTGAATTAACCTCAGCGTTTCTTTGTAGTAAAGCAGGAATTATTAATGAAACTGTAGACAATAATGCAGCATACATCGATAATTGGCTTGGAGCATTGAAAAATGATAAAATGATAGTTTATGATGCAATGAAAGATGCATTCAAGGCTATTGAGTATTTAGGAATCTTAAATGAAGCAGCATGAGTAAAAGAAAATACACAATAGAAATAGCAATAACTTGTGAAGATATAACAATAAATGACTCAGGTTATGAATCTTCATTAGATGAGATACATCGCTTACTTAAAGAGGGTTATCATCAAGGTGCCGATGGAAATGAAGATGAAGAGTATTCATTTGCAATAACAAAAAGGGAGGACGTATGACAAGAAAAGCATATTTAAAACGTATGGCACAACACGAAGCTACACTTGATAGGCTTTGGAGAAAAATGGTTGATGATACCAATGAGCATGTTAGAAAGCATGGTGGAATTGATGTTCCAAATCAAATAGAAAAGTTTACCGATAGTTTATGCTTGAAGGGATCTTGGATTTATGATAGAATACAAGGTAAAATCTGTACGACTCATAACACAAACTACAGAGGTTCGTTGACTAAAAAAATTAGGAAAGCATTAGGCTATACCTTGTAAAAAAACAGTAAAGAGTCATAAAGAGTGTTTGCTCTTTGTGGCTCTTTGTTATTAAAAAAAACTTATATTATGATAAAAGATAAAGGACTACAATTTAATTTAATGAATAAAAGTGAATTTATAGGGCAATCTAATGCCGATATAGAAGAAGTAGTATTAGCCACATTTGTAAACTATCCGGAGTCTTATTTTAAAGTTGCAGACCAATTAACTATTAATGAATTTTCGTCTGCTGAAAATAGATACATCTATCAAGCAATTAAAGAGCTTTCAGAAGTCTCTAAAATTGATATATCTACTGTTACCGACAAACTTATACAAAAGAAGTATGTTGAAGTAATGGGAGGTGTTAAAAAAGGTTTTGACCTTATTATTCATCTTAATTGTATATGTGATAGAATTGACTCAGATAATCATTTATTACAACATGTAGAAATTTTAAATGGCTATGCAAAAAGAAGAGCGTTAACCACATTGGCTAATGATATTACAAAAGACTGTAATAATATGGTTGATCCACAAGATACAGTCAATAAAATTAGTACTGCTATTGTAGATATACAAGAAATGGGTGATATTGAAGAGTTTGATATACACAAAGCAAATAGAGAAGTTTATAAAAGCTTAGAGCCTAAAACTGAACATGATTTAATAGTGCGAACTCATCTTGAAAAAGTAGATGAATTTATTTATTGCTTAGAGCCTACTGAATTAATTATAATAGCAGCTGCCCCATCTATGGGAAAGACCGCATTGGCTCTTGAAATCTTTAAAAATCAGATTATACATAATGTAGAAGTGGCTATTTTTTCTTTAGAAATGGGAACTACTCAACTATTAAATAGAATGTATGCTGTTGAAGCTGATATTACATTGAGTAAAATGCGAAACAGAATGATTTCTCAAGATGAAAGAGCTCGATTAAACAAAGTTATTGGAGAGTTTGAGGATAAGAAATTTTGGATTGACGATTATTCCAGAAAGATTTCTCATATCTCTAATAGAATTAGAAAATTTGTTATTCGGCATAAGGTTAAATTAGTTTTAGTTGATTATTTACAATTAATTACTTGCGATATAGGAAGACCTGGCAATAGAGAAAATGAAGTTGCAATTATATCAAGAGAATTTAAAAACTTAGCTTTAGAGCTTAAAATTCCAATTATAGCTTTATCTCAAATTAATAGATCCATACATAGTCGTTCTAATAAAAGACCAACACTTGGAGATTTAAGAGAATCAGGAGCTATTGAACAAGATGCTGATATGGTAGTATTTGTACATCGACCAGCATATTTTAATATTGAGGGTAATTTACCTGAAATTGAATATGCTGAATTAATATTTGCAAAAGGTAGGTCTACAGGTATGGGAATGATTGAAATAGCCTTTCAGTCAAGTAAAACGAAGTTTATTAGCAATAGTTATGAAGAAATGAAAGCTATAAAACAACAACAGATAGGCAATCTATCCTCATTACCTGACACACCATTTTAATGATAAAAAAATACAAACATAGTCGAATAGTAGCTAAAGTTGCAAAAGATACTGGCTTAGACCCCAAGGTAATACATCTAATTATTAGAAAGTTTTACTTTGGTCTAAGGCAAATAATGCTGCGTAATGAGGAAATAAATATAAAAGGCTTTTTTGTTCTTAAATTATCTCCTTATTATAAGCGAAAAATTAAAAAAGAAAGTAAAAACATTAATCTAAGAAAACGTAAAGACCAAAAATACACCTACATTAAAAAGGAGAAAAAATAGCTTGTTTTTAATGTGTATTTTTTGTACATTTACATTGTTATGGGAAGACTTGAAAGCAGAATAACACTTATTAATTACTTTGTTTACAAAGGAAAAAAGAAAAATATAATACGATATTTATTAAGTGTAAATAGAACTATTGAACAAATAGATAATGATAAAGAAATTCAAAATGTTTGTGAGCATTTTGAATTAAAAAAAAATAAAATTAATCAACTGAAGGGCTTAAACACAATTGAACTTCATGATAAATTTGTTGAAATATTAACCGATTCACAAAAAACTAATTTTCTAATATTTAAAAATTAATTTATGAAGCCAAACATTTTTATAGTTGGACCATCAGGTTCAGGCAAGTCAACATCTTTATGGAATCTTGACCCTGCCACGACTATCATTTTAAACACAGAACAAAAAGCCTTACCATTTAGGGGAGGACAAAAATTCAAAATGAATGTACCTATTGCTAATATGAATGAATTTCATATAGCTTTTAATAAAGCAATAGATTCAAAAGTAGCTGAAGTAATAGTAATAGAATCTTTTACATCTATGATAGAGCATCAATACATTAAGTCTAAGGCTGCATATACAAATTATGATATATGGAGTGATTATGCTGATGAAATAAGCCGTATTCTTAATCTATCTAAAGGAACTGACAAGTACATTGTATTCTTAGGAATAGATGGTGTAATTGAAGGTGCTAATGGAGTAGAGGAAAGATTCATTTATGTACAGGGAAAGCTTAAAAAACAAGTAGAAAAAGAATTTGTAATTGTATTGTATACTGATATGATTACAAGTGAAAAAGGATCTGAATATCAATTTGTTACTAATAAACAAAAAGGATATGAGCACACAGGTATCAAATCCCCTATGGATATGTTACCATTAAGAATGCCAAATGATATTACAGAAGTAATTAAACATATTGAGGCTTATTATTCTGATGATGAAGATGATAAAGAGCCTACAGTAGAGGAATTAAATGGAATTAATAACTAAAATTAATAAATTATGAATTTAGATGATGAAATGAAAGATATAGGGAACGCTGAATTAGGTGGAAACTATATTAACAGCCCATGTGTTGAGGTGGTAACTATTAAAGGTTACAAAATGTCTCCAACAGATGAAACCTTTACTGGATGCCCTTATATTGAGGTTACATTTGAAAAAGATAATGAAACAAAAGAAATCAATACCTCAAGATTGTATCGAGTAAGACCTACTGATGGCGATAGTGCTAAAGAATGGAAACTAAAGAGAATTAAAGAATTATTTAGTAATGCCGGTGCTGATTGGTCTTTAAAAGGAGAAAATGTAATTAAATCAGCTGTAGGTAAGAAAGTAAAAGCTTTATTTAAAGAAGTTGAATATATTGGAGTAATAGCTGACTTAAATAATAAGCCAGAAATTAGAACTAAAATAGAATATTCATTTAGTGCAAAAGCTGATAGCGTTATTAAAGGAAATCAATCTTATTTAAGGACTCCTTTAGATGAAAAAGGTCAATTACAATTAGCTGCAGATTTAGAAAAATGGACAAGAGATAATCCTGAAGGTGGAACAAATACACCTATAGTTTCTAATGACCCTGCTCCTGTTGTCAAAGATGGGAAAGTAGATGATTTACCATTTTAAAAAGAACACAAAGGGCCTTTATGGCTCTTTGTAATTATAAAACATTATTATGGAAGAAACATTAGATCGAATTACTGAAATCATTGAAGAGTTTAATAGCTCTAACAATCACAATCCTCAAGGATTAT